TTCATCGCGTCCTGCATGCTGCTCGCGCCGAGGGCGTCGATGCCCCTGGCCGAGTTGAACAGTCCGGTGCCGCGGTTAATTAAGTTGTCGAGGTACGACTCGCCCTCGCGCAGCGAGTTGTAACTCATCTTCGCGTTGCGATCGTTCACAGAGTCCTGGAAGTCGGCGACGTAGGGGTTGCCCTTTTGATTGGTCCGCAACCCGAACCCGCCCTTGTTGTACAGGTCCATCATCAGTCCCGACTGCGCCTGCGCATCGCCTTCGGCGAGCAGGCCCTGCGCAGCGGCGTAGCGCTCCGCGGCGTGCGCCTTCGGGTCGAAGTCACCAGCCAGGCCGAAGGCTTTGTTGGCGCCGCTGAACATCTGGCCGCGCATGCCGGCGTAGTCGCTGTTAAGGTCGAAGCGCGTTTGCCCCGTGGTCGGGTCGATGAACGACGTGCCGTAACCGCTGGTCGAGGACGTCGGGCGCTGCGCGTAGTCGCCGTATTGATCGGCGTAGCCGCGCATCATGTCCGAGCGGCCCTGCTCCCACATCAGGTTATCCATTGCGGCTTCGTTCCGGCGCAATTCCTGCTGCCCCTGCGCCTTGCGCGCCTTCGAGCCGGAGAGCATTCCGCCCGCGACTCCGATTGCTGCACCCGCTACTGCGCCCCATGTCATGTGAGTACCTTCTGTGGTTGTGTGGCTTCCAGCCTGAATTGCTCGTACTCTTCGTACGACTTTGCGATCACGTAGTCTTCGACTTTATCGAGATCGGTTTCTGTGGTTACGTGGACGGTCGTCCAGCGCGTCTCTTCCAGTGCCAGTACCGCGCGCTTCGTGCCGGGCTTCGATGTGAACTCGATCGGGCCGCGCAGTTCGAGCAAGCCGTCTTGCTCTGTGTAGACCATGACGTGCCCATAACTGATGATGTTCAGGTGCGCGTGCTTGTGAATCTTGCCCACGATCACGACACCCTTCGGTATCACCATCGTGCGGGACATCGCGTCAGGCGCGAACACGTGCGTCACGCCCGGCATCGCGCCCGGCTCCGCCATCAGCGCGTCCTGTAAGGCGAAAATCTTCTCCCGCCGCGCGATTGTGTCGGTTGACGGGAGACTGTCTGCTCGCTTTGTAAGCGCCTCAGACGTTGGCTCAAGGAGTGCGAGCGTCATCCCGCCCTGACCATGATTGTTTTAACGGTGCCAGTGTCGCCGGCGTTCCAGCCGAATGTGTCGCCACTGGTGCCGTTGTCGTAACCGGTCGACCCGTTCCATGTGAGCGGGTACCACAGTTGCGTGTCGGGCTCCCAAACGGAAATCGTGCTAACGCCGGTGAGCTGCGAACAGAGCACGACGATGCCGGTGTTCGATCCTGCGCCCGACTGTGAATACTGATAGATGCCGGTCAAGCTCGACAGCGCGTTGAACGTCGCGCTAAACGAGCCGGGTGTGTCGGTGATGAACGCCGCATAGCCGCGCGAAACGGTGACCGTGGTCGTGCCCCCCGAGTTGTGCCCGACAGTCAAGCTACCTTGCAGAAGCACGCCGCCCGGTGCGAGCAGAGGCAAAAACATTACGTCAGCCCCGCGCCGCTGACGATGGCTTCGGATGCGCTCACGAAGAGCAAAGTCGCTAGTCCACGTGCCGCGAGTGTGCGGCTGCCGGTTAATGTCGTGCCGGCCCATCGCAGCGTGACGCCCGAGCCTTGCACGATAGCGATCGCCGTGGCCGCGTTGCAGTAGATGGAGAGCGCATCGCCTGCGGCGAACACGCTGTTGGGCACGGTCATGCCTCCCGCGCCATCGTTTATCAAGCACTTGCCGCGGTGCGCTGCGGCGAGCGTTTCGCCACTGGTCGCAACGGTAGGAACAGCCGTCGCTGTTACCGCGCCGTTGGTGACGGTGCCGGCGAGTGTCGGACTGGTGAGCGTGCCGCTCGTGTGATCGAGCTTCGTCACCAGGGCTGTTTCGATCGCTTCAAACTCGGCGTCGATCTCGGTGCCTTTGACGACCTTGGACGCATGGCCGGGCGCGAGTGCGTCCTTAGATGCGAAGTCCGTTGTCTTTACATACTCACTCATGCTTTGACCCTGCCCATTTGGTGAAAGAGTTGCGCGTTGTTGATCGTCACCAAGGACGCCGATACCGGCAGATTGATTTCCAGCTTGATGAACTTCGCGCTGTTGGATAGTTGAATGCCGAACTCCGCGGTGCCGAGGCCACTGGAAAACTCCGCGATGTTGTACTCGCCGACGTTGTATTCGTCGGGGTCCGCTGCGGTTTCCAGGGTGAAGGTGCGCGTACGCACATTGTTCAGGTCGAAGTCGACGTACCACTTGACCGTCGCACTCTGCCCGCCGCCCCCGGTCAAACTCAAAATCAGTTTTTTGAAGTGCTTCAGACTGTTGGGGTCGCCGAGTGACATCCAGCCTGTCTCCACCGTCATCGTGTAGCTGTCGTCGGTGTCGTACAGGTCGTTGTTCGCGAGCCCGCCCGTGGTGCCGTAGAACATCAGGTCGTTCGAGAAGTAGGCGCCGCAGTACGCGGGGCGCGTGCCCATGCGCCAGATGACTGTCTTCGGCACGCCGTTATCGAGCCGCGAGGACAGGTCGAACACCCACACTTCTTTCGTCAACGGCAGGAACAACTGATACCAAGCCTCGCCCGGGTGCCAGCATGCGGTGATGTTGGCCGCGACTTCGGTGTCGATGATGCGCACCAGGGCGTTCTTGTTCAGCGCCGACGTCTCCTGCATCGGTGACGGGCCTTCGCGCTCCTGCAAGCTGCGTGTCAGGCTGCGCACGCCGTCAGCAGACAAGAACATGATGTCGTCGCCCGTTTGCACAACGCTGTCGCGTGCGATGCAGCCGACGTTGGAGATCGAGTCCGCCAGGTAGATCGGCGTGGTCGTGTTATTCGGGTCGGTGTCGGTAGCCAAGCCTAGGACCAGTATCTGCTGCTTACACAGCACGATGATCTGGCGGTTGAACGACACGATTGCGACGCCGGGGGAGCGCACGACCGTGTGCATCAGGTCCAGGTCGAGCGAACCCGAGTCGCCGGCGGCGAAGTCGTCACCGTCCAGCAGGTCAGACCATTCGAGCGTGAATCCGTCGGAACTGAGCGCCCACAACCGGCCGTATGCCGAGTGAATCGCGATCGGCGCGGCGGGATCAACTACGGTAGCCGCACTGGCGCCGTCATCGTCGTATACCTGCATCGTCTTGCCGACCTGGGCCGCGAAAATCTGCCCGTTGAGCGAGGCAAACTGCCAGGCGTCGGTCGTGTGGCCGCTCGACTGTGAGGTGAGCGTCGTGGCCGTGGCGGAGAAGATGCGCCCGTTGCCGGCACACATCATTACACTGGTACCGTCGGCCTTGTTGTGCCGGTAGACGCGCTCTACAGCCTCGGTGGTTGTCAGGTTCGCGTTGTCCGCCGTGACGCGAATCATCGACGCGCGAGAGGTGAGCTTGCCCGACTGGTCGATGATTGCGTTGACGACTTCCGTGCCGAAGTTAGGCGGCAGATCAATGTCTGTCGTCTGTGAATTCTGACCAGACGAGCCTATAGCGCCGAGCGGCGCGCCCTGGAGACGCGGAGCCGGCATTTCAGCACGGCTCCCACTGCAAATCCTCCGGGTGGCGCCCGGCTTCGATCGCGATGTGATCGCCGAGCGATTTCGCCATGAAGAGCGCCTGCCCTTCGAAGCTCACGCCGCCGTCTTCGCCGCGCTCGAAGCGCGCACGCGCTAGTGCGCCCTCGACCACGGGCCGGCTTGGCACCAGCATCACGTCCGCATCGGCGTCGAGATCAAGCTGCGGCGCGTAAACGTTGAATATCAGGTCCTGCACGCTGTTTGGCGTCGGCCACAGGTCTACCTGCGAAGCCCCCGTGGCAGACGCAACACCGTTCGGAACGTAGTGGGTGACGTAACCCTCTTGGTCCGGCTCGGCGCCGAAGTACACGCGGTTCATCGAGCGCCACGACTTCAGGCGCAGTTCTTCCTGTGTGGTCGTGTTCCAGGCGTCGAGTATCTGTGCGCGCTGGTCTGTTTCTTCCAGTTCGTACGTGATCGTGCCGTCCGCGGTCGTGACCGCATAACTGTTGCGCAGGTCGCTCCACGTCCATGCGTTCTCGGCGTCGCGCTTGCACGAGTTGATGAACGACCCGACCATGGTCGAGTATTCGTTCTCGTTCCAGGCGTCGACTTCCGGCTCGCGCAGTTCGCGCAAGACGTCGTTCACAAGCTGCAGGAAAGTGCGGCCGTATGCCATTATTTCGATACCTTTTTAGCTTTTTCGAAGGTGCGCAGTCCGCCGATGCCGAGCATGCCGGTGACGACTACCCACAACAGGTCAAGGTTCAGTTCAGGAGGCACCGGCACGCCCTTGATGACGGCGACCCAAGCGAGTAACGGTTGCAGCATCACGGCGTAGACGAAACCGACGCCGCCGGCCCACCCGAAGAACGGGCGCCAGCCGGCTACGAAGATGCTCGGGTGCTGCGCTTCCCTGGCGTTGATCTCAAGTTGCGCAATGACCTGCTTGAGTTCGCCCTCAGCGGCCATCTTCAAGAACTCCATTTCCGCCGCGGCTTTGGCAGCGGGATCAGGCAGGAAGCGCTCGATCAGCGATCTGCCGATCTCGAAGATAGGGCCGAGCAGGAGCGGGTTCATGCGGGTTTTGCCTCGTTGATGGGGACGGCGAAGATGATGCCGCCGGAATTGTCGCCGCGCACCAGGATAGCGATCACTTCGCCGGCTTCGTTGAAGACCGGCCCGCCGGAGT